ATGTTTCGTCCATGGTCAGTCCGAAAAAAAGCCCGCGACTGCGGGCTGGGTTGTCATAAGGTGCGCTGCTTTGTGGTGAGCGGCGCAGGCCTTCAGGATTTCGTAGCGTAGGTTCATGGTGTTCTCGTGGTTGTTCTTCATGCCGCCGGCTGAAGCTGCGCGCCGAAGCGCTTGTTCAGTTCAGCGGCAAATTCGTCTGCAAGCATCGGTTCTGCACGTGTGCCGCGGCTCATGAACAAGGACTCGCTCGTCCAGCACGGCCAGCCGTTCGCTTCAGATACGCCCGCGGGGTTGCTCCGCAGCCCGTTGGCGAACAGGTCGCCGGCCTCGGTGCTGTAGATCGCCGCATCGCCGTCGTCCGGCACATGCTCGACCTTGGCGAACTGCGCGATGAAAGTCGGCAGGTACTGGTGCGCCTCGCACCCCTGGAGCTGCTGCACCAGGCTGCGGTCGTCGCGGTTCAGATGGCAGTGCCAGCGGGCGGCGGTTTCGNTGCGATCGGTCACGGCCTCGGCAAAGCGGCAGTTGCGGCAGNTCGGGCGCGGCAGGCGGTCNCCCCAGTACACGGCTTGCGCGTCCTCGCTCATGAACTTGGCCTCAAACCACGTGCGGTCGCGCCACGAACTGGCGGGCAACTCGTNCTGCTCGATGACCCGGCGCGCCTTTTCCTGCATCGCCTCCCAGAACATCGGCTCGCGCTTGATGCGCTCGATGTGCAGGGCGGAATCGTCCTTGTTGTACGCAGTGAAAAGCGCGCGCTCCATGCCNGTGGCGCCCATGTAGCACTGCATCTGCGCGTAATACTCGGGCGACCACTTCTGTANGCCGTCCTTGGCGAGTTGGGCGAAGCGCTTNCTGCTCACGCTCTTCGCCTCCCACACGTGCCAGGTCTTGGGCGCCTCGGGNATGCCGACAATGGCGCCGTCCATGCTGCCGGCGAAGTGCCCGCCCAGCAGCTTGAAGCTGAACTGCCCGCCGTCCTCGGTGGTGGTGTGCAGCTCCGACGCCGGGGATCAAGCGCAGCAGGCGCGCGAGCTCCATCTCGACGTAATGCCCGAGTTGGAAGATGCGCAGCGTGCGCGGGCGCCGGCACGTCCGGCAGGCTCCATCGAAACTTGAGCCACAACGTGCGCTCGTCCGGGTTGCCGATCTGCGACATGCCAAGATGCCCGCGGGGGATTTCTGCCGCGTGCATTGCAGCCAGCGCGTCGTCGATCGCCCGGCCTGTTGCGGGCTCGATCAGGTCTGCGTTCAGATCAAAGGGCATGTTCATGTTCTTCCTCGTGGGCGTATTCGACGTGCACCACGTCCTTCCACCGGCTCGCGGTATCGACGTGGATGCGCGCGACGGGGCGCAAGGCGTAATCGCCCGATTCGATGCTGTGCACGGCCATGTCGGGCGTGTCGGGCGCTTCGCCGCAAGCGGCGATCCGCTCCCATTCGCGCGCCGCCTTCTGGCCGGCATAGCCGGGGTAACCCAGCATCACGTTCTTGTAGAAGCACTCGAACAGGCTGACCTGGTAGGCCACGCGCAGGTAGCGCTTGCCCTCGCGCGAGGTGGCCGCACGCACGCTGACTTCTTCCACGTCGAAGACCTCGATTACGCGCTCGGTGCTGATGATTCCGCCGGCGGCTGATCTCGTGTCGTGGCTGATGAACGGCTGTCCGCACGCCTCGCACTGCTTCGCGCCGGTGGCGTTGTGGTGGCCGCAGCCGCCGATCCATGCGCCTTTGCCGTCGTCGGCAATCCCCCAATCGCCGCAGGTCTTGCACAGATCGCGGGTGCACACGTCGCACGGCCCGCTCTTTTTGTTCTTGCGATCGCCGCCCTTGGGTTCGGCCACGTCCGCCTGATCCACCGGCCCGAGGCGCTTGATGTTGCCGCCGTAGTCGAGCACCAGGCAGTCGGCCTTGTTCTCTGACAGGCGCAGCCCACGACCTACCATCTGGACGTAGAGCGCGGCCGACTGCGTGGGGCGCAGCAGCGCGATGCAGTCGCAGCGCGGGCAGTCCCAGCCTTCGGTCAAGATTCCAACGTTTGCGATGGCCGGAAAGTCGCCGCGGGCGAACCCGGCGAGCAGTGCCGTGCGCTCTGCATCGGGCGTCTCGCCAGTGACGAACGGGCAGTCGATGTCCATGCGTGCGAGTTTTTCCGACACGATCTGCGCGTGCAGGCGCGACACGCAGAAGAACACGGTGGCCTCGCGCCCTGTGTCAAACGCCTTGGCTTTCCAGTCGGCGAGCGCTGCATCGACCAGTGCGTCGGCGGTGGCGATCTCGGCAAGCTCGCGCTCGTCAAAGTCGCCACCCACGGTGCGCACCCCGGTGGTGTCGATCTCGCCAGCGCCAACGGCCTGGCTCGTGAGCGGCGCAAGAAAGCCCTGCGAGATCAGATCCTGCATGCCGATCTTGAAGCACACGTCGGCGAATAGCTTGCCCTTGCCGTAGATTCGCCCCTGGCCGAGCCTGAATGGCGTGGCAGTGAAGCCGATCACGACCAGGTGCGGGTAACGCTCCTTGAGGTCGGCCAGGATCTTGCGATACCTGCCCTCCTCTTTCTGGTTGATGTTGTGCGCTTCGTCGATGATGACGAAGGTGCGCTGCCCGATGTGGTCGAGCTTGTTTGCAACCGTGTCGCGCGCTGCAACCAGGATGCGGGCGCTTGCTTCGCGTCGGCCCAGAGAAGCCGCATAGACGCCCACCGGCGCGCCGGGCCACACGCTCTTCAGCTTGGCCTCGGCCTGCTCGATCAGCTCCTTGCGGTGCGCGAGGATGAGCGCGGTAACGTTCGGGAACTGCTCGAACAGACGCTTGAGCAGCATCGAGAAGATCACGGTCTTTCCGGCGGCGGTTGGCAGGACGACGCAGGGCCACTCACCCTGGCGCCCCGCCGCCCACCAGCCGAACACGGCGTCGATGCACGCCGACTGATAGGGGCGGGGTTGCATGGATCAGCGCTCCCAGGGCTGGCGCGCAGGCTGCGCAGCAGTGCGAGCGGCAGGCGGCACGGATGCGGCGGCGCGGCGCGGTGCGGCTCCGGCTGCCTGTGCGTAGCTGCGGATGCGGTTCTGGTCGCCGTACTGCCCGGTCTTGTCCTTCTCGACCTTCAGCGTGCCGATGAACTCCTTGCCTTCGAGCCCGGCGAGCAGGCCCATCGTCAAGCGCTCTTCGCCGGTGCCGCCGCAGGCCTTCACCCATTGCTTGATGCTTTTGAGCGCGATCTCCACCGTCTGATGGTTGCTGTGCTGGATGTTGAAGTTCTCGAACACCTTGCGACCGGCGAACGGGCCTTCGGTTACTTCGAACTTGGCGGCGATGCGCTTGCCGCCGGCGTTGGTGGGCTTGAGCTCGACGCCGATGCACTGCATCGGGTAGTCGCCCGGGGGGATGAGGTCGTAGGCGGTGCTCTCGGGCACGCCGGAGAGGTCAATGCCGAAGTCTTCGTCAGCGGTGGCGTAGTAGGTGGTCATGGTCTTGGTTCCTTGCGGTGGTGGTGTGGTGGGTCAAACGTTGAGGGCGTCCTGGTAGGCGCCCCAGAAGGTCGGCCAGTCCAGGTTCATCTTCTCAGGCAGGCCGAATCTGTTCTTTGCATCGAACGCGGCGCGGCGCTCGGTGTAGAGCAGGCGCTTGTTGAAGCTCNTNGCGCGCACGTTCGGGTTCTTGTCGTTGCCGACGTTCTCGGTGCGGGTGTCGTAGTTGGCGAAGGCCAGGATGTCGCACCACTCGGTCAGGCGCGGGGCGTTCTGCTTGGAGAGCTTGAGCATGTAGCGGTCATAGGGCTCGTGCTCGGGGTCGTTGAACGTCTTCACTGTGGTGTGCGCGACGACGATCACGTTCATGCCCTTGTGCAGCAGCGCGTCGAACCCGCGCAGCAGTTGCATGAACTTCTCGCCGGCGAAGACGTGGCCCTTGCCGTAGCCGATGGCCTCGATGCCGGCGACGTTGTTCTCTTTGGCCACGGCCTCGTTGGCCAGGCTCTCGGCCCAGTCCGCGGAGTCGAGCACCAGCGTCTTGAAATCGTGCTGCTCCTGGTACAGCGTGGCGATCGCGTCCATCACGTCCGTCCAGGTTTCGGGCGACGGAAAGCGCGCGATGTCGAGCGCTGCCGTGCCGTCTTCGGCGGCGATGAAGATCGGGTCGGGCGCAGCAGCGGCGAACGTGCTCTTGCCGATGCCCTCCACGCCGTACAGCGCCATCTTGAACGGGCGCTGGATACGCCCCTTGGTGATGGCGGACAGGCTCATGCGGTTTGCGGTCATGTCGGTTCCTTGGTCAGTCGGTGATCGGTTCAACTTTCACGGCCGGCTTGGCCGGCGCGGTCGTGATGTACGGCGCAAGCTCTTGCACCGCGGCCGGATCAGCGCGGCGCAGCTCGGTGAGCGAAAGCGCGGCCTCCCACTTGATGCAGTCCTGCGCGGGCTTGCTGAGTTCGTTCCAGTGCTGGCGCAGCGCCAGGGTGTCGGTCTTGCGCGTGAGCTTCGT